CTGACCATGCACATTGCCAATCCTACGCCGTATCAAGTGCGCATCTATGCAAACGAGGGAATCGTGCAAGTGATGCTGATGCAGCTTTCCGGCAGTGTCAAGCAAGCCTATTCCGGGCATTATCAAAATCAAGGCGCTACAGTGCGTCTAGCTGCTGTCTAGGCATTGAGCGCTCTTGAAGATCAGTTTCTTAGCCTTTGGCAAGCTCATCATCCTCAGTTAATTCTTGAACGAGAATTTTCTGATATTGAAGCCTGGGAGAGTGATTATCAAGAGCGCTTTCTTAAGTCAAAACGCTCTAAACGATACCGTCTTGACTTTGCCCATCCCACTTCCTGCATTGGCATTGAAATACAGGGAGGCGTTTACAATCGCGGACGCCACGTTAGTGGATCAGGTTACGAAAGAGATTGTCGAAAGTACAATCTTGCCTACACCAGTGGTTGGAAAATTTTCCTGCTTACGGCTACCATGGCCAAAGACTCCTTTTGGCATTCTTTGATTGCTTCTCAGATTCGCTCTGCTTCCGCATAGCATCAAGCACTTCAGAAGCTTGCGTCATAATTTCTTCTGCTGCTTCAAGATCCACTTGGCTTTTGGCAAGAGCTTGTCGTAGTTGGATGTTTTCCAGCATCAAGCTTTGCACTGCTGTTTGCATGGAAGACCATCCTTCTAGCAAATTGTGAGACACTTCACGAAGCTTGCCCACGCTGCTACAGTCGTCAATTGCTTTACGACTGACGGTTAAGGCAAATTCCCGCTCAGTGCTATGCTCAAATGGACCCATGGCAGCAATGTACTTTCGCCCATTGTAGGAGAACTCTACTGGCAGGCAATATGCAGTCATGATGGGGAATGTGGCGCTTGCTACTAGGCTACAACGACAGAACAGTGCCTAATGGGTTGGAAGGGAAGGGAACAATGGCGAAAGTGCCGAAATCTTGCGGCCGGCTTCCCGAAGCTATAAGATGGGGCGTCTGCACGAAGACCATGCACACCCACCAGGAAGGTCCTGGTAGCCTGTCTAGCTCCTTAGGGCTGGCATCATGCCCTCTTGCTGCTCTCCTTCCTTGCAGCGCCTCTCAAGGGGCAATGGGAGAAAATCAAGGATGGCCCGCTGAAAGCAAAACGCTCCTTCAGCGCTTAGTACACTGGCAGTTCAGTTCAACATCCTCTCCTTCCTGATGACATTTCCTTCTCTTGATCCATTGAACGATGGGAAAAGCAAGGTAACTTTGCTTGATTCCATGGGCAATAGCCTTTCCATCGTGAATGATGCTCGCCAAAGCTTTGATGCACGTTCCGAAGAGTGGTCCGAAAAGGACAACAAGCTCCTGAACTACCTTGCCCGAGAGCACCATACCAGCCCATTTCGTGGTGTAGTCTTCAAATGGCACGTGAAGGCCCCTTTGTTTGTTGCCAGGCAGTGGTGGAAGCATACAGTGGCCTCCACCTATGTTGATGATCAACTTGGCTGGAACGAAAAGAGCTTTCGCTATTGCTCCGCAGAAGATGCTGAATTTTACATTCCCAAGCAGTTCATGCAGCAAAGTGCTAGCAATCGTCAGGCATCAGCCGGACCATTGCCCAGCAGGGAACAATCCCTAGCGCTCAAGCAATATGTCAATGCCCTGGAAATTTGCCGACAGGCTTATGAAGGCATGTTACTGACTGGCGTGAGCAAAGAGCAAGCTCGTGCTATCCTGCCGCCTGCCTTGTACACTTCCTTCTGCTGGACCTGCTCGCTGCAAACCTTGCTTCATTTCCTTTCGCTTCGCCAAGGGCATGGCGCACAAGGGGAAATCATTGCCTATGCGCAAGCTCTTGCCGATCTTGCTTTTCCCATTGCTCCGGAAGTGTTTCAGGCTTTTGCCGATAATAACTACTCTTTCTGAAAATGCACGACCCCGTTAATTGCCCCAGTCACTACACCAACACTGATGGAGGCATTGAATGTATTGAAGCCATTGAAGCTTCAATGACCCAGGAAGAATTTAAGGGCTTCCTAAAAGGCAATGTTCAAAAATACGTTTGGCGCTACGCTCAAAAAAATGGCGCCCAAGACCTCAAAAAAGCAAAATGGTACCTTGAACGCCTCATTGGCATTTGCGAAATGGAAGAAGCCATGGCAAAAGCTAAAAGCTCTACCGTCGCAAGTTACGACCCCGATGACTACATGGTCAGTGGTTGCCCTGACGGCTTCTGCCCCATGCCGACCATTCGTCAAGGGCCTTCTGAAGCCATGTTTGCACCAATCAATGACTAGCTAAGCCGCGCATAATGTCGCTAAAGGAAAGGGGCCAACAATGGCCCCTTTTTCATGCAATGGCAGTGTTCGTTGAGTTGCCTCGCACCATGCCTCCCAGTCAGAAAGATCAGTGTGAGCACTGACAAAGCTATGAGCATAAATCCAAGAAGTAAGCACTTCCTCTCTATGCTCGCTCCAAGTTTCTAAAGGGCGCCACCATTCAAACAATGGCAAATTGCTCTTGCTGGCATTGCAATCCAAACACGCTGGCACAAGATTGTATTTTGAAAAATGCGGACCTCCTTTACTTTTGGGAACAATGTGATCAATCGTCAGCTTTTCGTTCCATTTCCCGCAATACGCACAGGCACAATGGCCAAGCGGTCCTCGCAGCGGATAGTCCTCAAAAATGCTCTTCCTGAACCTTCTTTTAGCATCACCAGGCCGCAATACAGACAGAGAATGAAGAAGTTCGTCGGGTCCATTTCTCATCCCCATAGCAGTATTAGATTGTCCTGTTCTTAGCTTACTAGCAAAACTGAACTGTAGCGAAAGCTATAGAATGAATAAAATGTCTTGTGACAAATGGACGGCTGGCAAGACAAATTAGCAAATCTAGCCGTTAGTATCACTGCTGGTATGTTACTTGCCACTGGCGGCATGATGATGAGCATCGGCCATCAGCAAGTGAAGATCACCGCTCAAATTGAAAATATCATCGAAAAGCTTGATAGTCTCACGGAAAATGTAAAGGCTCTTGAATTGCGTGTGCGGTCTTTAGAGATTGAGCGCTAGGATTTAAGAAACGCTTTTATCATCATGGGCACCGTTGAATGGTTCATCGTTGGTGGCATCGTCGTCGCCGCTCTTGACCAAATTCTTGATCACACCCCCTGGAAGAGCAACAACGTTTTGCAGCTTATCATGGAAGGACTTAAAACCATCTTCCGTAGCAAGTGAGCACTGCTTCTAGCATCGTCCCTAATTCATGGTCTGGCGTTAGCTCCCATGCTCGTCGCGTGGGAGCCCGCTTTCCTGAACTCGTTGCATCACAATGGGCCCTGGAGAGTTCATTCGGCAAGCACATGTCAGGCAAGTGGAATGTCTTTGGTCTTAAAGGGCAAGGTTCCACCAAGACCACACAAGAGTTTTACGATGGGCAATGGGTGACCATTAAAGATGGTTTCATTGACTTCCCTAGCCTTGCTGCTGCCATTGAATATCTAGTGGTTCGATGGTATAAAGATTGGAGGCAATACAAGGGCGTGAATAATGCGCCCAATCGTTATGCTGCTGCACGCATGTTAAAAGATCAGGGCTATGCAACGGACCCTGATTATGCAGCAAAACTTTCTCGTTTAATGAAACAATACGCTCCAGAATCCACCACCATGACACTCGTTGGTCCCAAGAAGCGTCCTCAAGACTTTGGTTTCAAAGCAGGCGATAGCCATTTGATTGTCAATGATGCCATGGAAACCATGAAGGCTTTCTCTTCGGAAGGAAAGCTTCTATGGGAAATTCCTTGTCTTGCTCGTGGACAATACAGTGACTATGAATGGAAAATTCAACGATCCGACACACCTCCTGGTCTGTATAAGCTTGGTCAACTTTACAACGACTATGCCATCCATGGCAACAATGCCCCTTACGATCGCACATTGATGGCTTATGGTTGGGCCTTTTATGACATGATCGACTTGGAAGGGCAAGAGACTAGCCTAGGACGAGCAGGAATAGGCCTGCATGGCGGAGCAAGCGCGTTGGGGTGGCCTGGAGCATGGGCGCCTAATCAAGCACTTGTGTCAACTTATGGATGTTTGCGCTTGCATAATCAAGACCTTATCAATAAAATCCTGCCTCTTTATAGGCAAGGAACAGTGTTTATCAGCGTTTTCCAGGAAGCATGATGGATAACAAAGCAATTCTTCGCGCCATTGGCTACGAAATTTTGCTTTGGTTTTCCAGCAAGACTTGGTTTGCACGTCTCATCCCAGGTGTTAGCTATTACCTTGCTCAATGGCAAGAGGATGCAATTAACTGGCGCATTGAATGTGCCATGCAATCCGTAGAAGATCAATCTCAAACACTAGTAAAGCTATGGGAAGAAGAAGAGCAAAAACAACGCGCTAATGATCTTGCTGCACAAGTGCAAGCAGAACTTCCCGATGCCATCGTCACACCCATTCCTGATGCCATTGTTCCATCAGTGCTCATTGAGCATCCAGTAGACACCAGCGCGAGTGAGGATGTGCAAGCCTTGGGAGGGCCAATGGAGATGGTTGGGAGGCCAGGGTCTTTACAATAGAACAAGACTCTAAATTGCCATGGAAGTATTTGCCGGGATGGTTCTATTTTCCATGGGAATGGCAATGGCTAGTCGAATGTATTTTCATTGCGTACATCCTTGGCATCCGTCTTGCAGGATTGATCATCCATCGCCAAGCAAATTAGATTATGTAGCCTCATATAGTAAGGCAAACCATCCCCATAATCCAAATTAAAAGTGTCATACATGGCCTGGCGATAAGTGCTTCTATCTTCAACTTCTGCTTGGTGCATTAGTTTCATGATATGTCGAAAGCATTTCCCTTGATCGTCAGTGCTTAGGCTTTCCCAGAATTTTTGATCTTCCATCGCCTTGCCACCAAAGCAGTATTCTATGGTCGCAAACAAAGGGGCGCTAACGTACTAGGGCGTCTCACCGAAACCGGGGACACTTGTGTGGCTCAGAGAGCTATACGGCGGAAGGCGCGGACAGGAAGCGGTGTGGTCTTAGATGCGCCGCTCCCTATACTGATCTGACCAGTGACAAAATTATTGTCATAGGCAACTGAAGACGAGTAATCTGTTGAAGACCAGTGCCTTTGAGCTGCAAACGCCTCTGAGCTTGTATTGAAAAGCGTAAGAAGCGTTTGGCTTGGATAAATGAGCGTGTAGTTGCTAGATCTAGGAGGCACGGCATAGCTGTTAATACCAAAGCTTGTATTGTTTAATGCGGTCGTCGGTTTTAGGTTAAAATATGCTATTTCAAGCTCAAGGCGAGAAGGCAGATACCAGTCAGAGAATCCGGCGATAGTAAGTTGAGTGCAGAATTGAGCTGCTGGATGGTCGCTTATGCCAGCACTGACCATTGCGGCTGTATTACCTGCACCGTCATAAGAACTGTCTGCGCTTGTTGTCGTAGTGTTACTGGTTTTCCAAGCATAGTTAGTTGAAACCGTATAGCCCGTCCCAGTCGCCCCCTCTGCCTTTGGCGCCACAATCAGCGCATGAGTCGGGTTGCCGTCGGCAGTGTGGCTGATGTAGCCAGCAAAGTATCCACCACCAAATGCTTCGCCAATCACAGCAGGGATGTACTGTTTGGCAGTAATCAGCCAGGTCATCGCATCATCCTCCGGGACCCATTAGTGGCAGTGTCTTCTAGTGCTCGTGTCATGGCGTTGGCCCCACAGTTTTGTACGGGTGATCGCTGGGGAGGTTGGCGGTCAGGCCCCATTTGTGGGCTAGGTAGCCTTCGATGCGTTGGCGGGTCGTTGTAGTGATTGTGCTTGTTGTGATGACGATTTCTGCAATTGGTCCATTAAAAAAGCTCGCACCCGCTGCAGCAGCACCAATCTTGGGAGTGACTTGCGAATCTGTATCACTTGTATTGCCTGCCGTATGCAACGTGGCTTCTAATGGATCGGCATTGGCGCCGTTGTAGAAAATGCTAGCTTTTGCTGCGGCAATCTCCCACTGAAAACATAGCACCGCAGGCGAAGTATTCCAACTGCCAGATGATGATGCGCCTGCAAATGAATCAGCGTCTAGCTTGCGCCCGCCTATTCTTAGCTTTGTATTTTGCAGGTATGCACAGGAAACGCGATCTGTATTTGCAGTGCCAACAGAGAATCCCATCATTGCTTGGTTGGCGCCTGTCAGCCCACTTGTGTGCGCAGCAAAGAAAAAGGAAATTCTGCCTATGTTTCTTGTCAGCGACAAGGCATTGGCTACTTCCAGCAGGTGGCTTGACTCATTAAACACAGCCCCCGGCTTGCCATTGAAACCAGTGGCGCTGTAGGTGGGGCCACTGCCTGATGTTGACTGAGATGCGTTCCTGCCATTTCCGCTCTTGTCATTCCACTGGCTCACAGCACCACTTACAGTGGTCACAGTGCTCGCATCCGCAGCATCCAGCCACAACGCAGTGGTGATCATGCTGGGGTTCCAGACAGTTTCGTTCCAGGTAAACTCCTTAGCCAACACCACCTTCCCCGGCACATAAATAGGCATTACTCAGCCCTCCTCGTAGTGTTAAAATTTTCGGTGGAGTAGGTCATGCTGGGATGGCGGCTCCGATAGCGTTGATCAAGTCGGTGACGCGGGCATCGAGCAGAGCGAGGTTCAGGGATTCGCCCATAGAATAGAAGACAATACGGGCGGTAGAAGAAGTGTTATTGGCTTTAAAAACCGCACAGTTTATTGTGTCTCCATTTGCGCTAGCTCTCACGTAGTCAAAATCAACCCCTCCCACTCTTGCCGAAAAGCCAGCGCTATTGTTTCTTTGAGTTCCGATGAAATAAGGGGCTGTAGTTGCAATGGACGCAACAGTTAGACTTGAACGAGCCCTGACTGCGTTGTCTCCTCTGATAATATTATCCCCTAGAGAGGTTGGATTGCCCATTACGCCACTTCCAGTAGATGCACGCAAAGACATGTGAAAATTGTTTTGCGGGTCAGCATTAAGGGCGCGGCCTGTATCAATGTATTTTGTGCTTCCATCCCCAACTAGCCCCGTCTTCCTGTTGTAATCCCCAGAAACAAAGTTGAAGTTGGTCGGCGCCGTCCCCACCAACGGCACCAGCGCGCCAGCCAATGTCCTAGCACCAGCAAGGATGCAACTCGCCTTAATGGCGGTCCAGATGCCGTCTTGCTTACAGCCGATCACAAAATTGTTGATGGCGTAGCGGGTGTTAGTTTCCAGGGCCTGGGTGTCAGCAGCCTCCACGGCCTCGATGTAGGTCGAAGCGTCGTCATCAAACTGGAACCCAGGCCGCACAATCAGCGTCATACCCCACCCCCAGTCGTAGTGTCGTTTGAATAGTGTGGCTGACCAAAAGTGCCTTTCCGAAAATCTTTCATGTAAGAAGCCAAGGCCCTAAGTTCCCACAGACAAGCATCTCGTTTGAGGCAATTTGCTCGAAATGAAATCACTTGAATGTTTTCTTTAGTATACCCCCTAGCGCTATCAATTCTATCAATGCTGGGCGAATAGTAGAAATTGTCAAGCGTTTTATTGCCTAAACCAACGGATGGGCGCAGCTTGATTCCTAAAACTGGGCAAAATTCTGGAATAATGACATCCTCAAACGTTAAAGATTTGTCAAAGCCATAACGACGCCCCCGCCGCCTCGCTGCTCCAATCATTCTCTCTCGATGGTCTTGATTAAAATATCTTGCTCGATTTTGCCCATAGCTTTTACCTGTAATATTGTCTACTACCGCTTCGTTCATGCGAGGAGAGGCGTCTTTTGCTAGCACGTCGGAAGGATGTGCCATGTGATACGCAAGACATTCCAATTCATACAGTGTTGCATCGCGCTTCAAATTGTTTGCTCGCAAAGAAATGACACAAATGTTATCGGGCGTATACCCCTTGCTATTGTCAACCCTGTCTAAAGTTGGCGAGCTTTCCAATTTGGCCACTGAAACTGTACCACCACCGACTCCGCCTTTCAGCGTGATTCCCAATACGGGACATCGCTTTGGGATGATAATGTCATCAACAGTGATGTTGAACTCTAGGCCTTTTTTAGTTGCTCTAGCTTTTGCGCTGTAGTACAACTTGCGTCGCGGATCAATGGTGGGAAAGACTGAACGATTGCATGAAATGCAAGAGCCCACGTGATTCCTGCCGAGAATGTCTCTCCTAGCCGTTTCCCTGGTCTTTTTAATGTAAAAGTCAGTGGTGGGAAGATACTCTTTACATTGCGAACATTGCATTAGCAATGGACAAGGCGATGCTTGCGTGGGATGCCAAGGCTGCTGGTAGTCGCGACGACGAGGCAAAACATCAATAATGTTCGCGAATGGAACAGTAGAGATGGTTTGCGGTGTTTGCAGTTTCACTGGCGCGGAATACCTTGGCACGCTAATTCTATGAGCAAATTAGTTGGTTAATGGGTCCACCCACGCCCCATCAACGTCCGGTGTGGCCGGGTCGTCAGCCATGTAGGTGCCGTCAGCGTTGCGGGCCCTGATCAACGTCTCAGAGCCCGCCATCACTCCCCCTCCGTTACGGGCGCAGGGTCAACAGGCGGATCATCAGCAGGAGGCACGTAAGGGGTGCCATCAGCATTGAACTGCGGCGGGATTGGTCCTTGGTAGAACGGACCCACCTTCAAATCTTGGCAGGTCTTGGTGGCCAGGACTGCTGCATACTCCTGCACCACTTCCTCGGGCTGGCGGCCTTCGGCGTAGGCAGTGGCGATGATGCCGGGAACAAGGGCATCGTCAATGTCAATCTGGAAAGAAGCCATGGGGATCAAACTCCGAGAACGGTCCAGGAAGCGCCGTTGTACCAAACAAGGGCAGCGGCAGCCCCGCCACCCGTGACAGTGGATCCCACGACAGGAGCAGTTGCGTCCGTAACGCGAGTCATCATCCCAACTGTTGGTGCAGTAGGAAGGCCAGCAACAGTGCTGGACACTGCAACTTCAGCAACGCTGTTGATCTTGACCGTGCCAGTGCCGGCAGCAGTGAGGTTGAGCGGAATGTCATCAGCGCCAGTGCCCGCAGTTTCGGCGGCGAGCGTTACAGCAGTGCTGGTGCTAGAGAGCGCAGCGCGAACGTAGTTGCTGGGATCGGTGTAGGTGCCGTAGCAGCGGAAGGTTTGGGCGTTAGTGCTGCGGCGCTGGGCGAGGGTGTCGTTGGCGTCGTACGTTAAAACGGAATTACCTTGATTTAACGCAGCACCAAGGCGAATATCGCCGCTAACAATGAACGCATTGTTTTGAAACCTAGCAGTTGGTACTGTGGTATTGTAAATATCGTAAAATGAACCCCCTAAAATTCTGGTTAATGTCACGTGTCCAGAAGAATTAACAGAGGCGACGCTCGTGCCATTCACCTGCAGATCCAGCAGGTTCCCCGCAAACCCACTTGCCGCGTTAACACCTAGGCCCGTGCCGCTGGTGCTCCAGGCGGCGGAGGTCGTGCCCGTGGGCTCAATCAGCACCTGAGGCTTTGTGGTGGTAGCAGTGCCGCCAGTTACCCAAGTGCCGGTAAGGGCGAAAGGCACCCCTGTAATGCCGGTGGCGCTGAGAGCGCCGTTCAAGCTATTAATCAGGCGGCCAGCCAACGTAACGCTGGTGCCGTCAAAGGTCATCGTGGAGATGCCAGCCAGTGCACCTCCGTTGTTGTAAATGGCCTGCCCACTAGAGCCTGCAATTAATGCGAGCGTCCCAGTAGCATCCGGATAGCTGATCGTCCTGTTAGCGGTCGGTGTGACCACCTGCAGTGTGGTGGTGTACGTGCCGCCGTCGTCGAGGTTGATGTCACCATACACTGTGGCTTCACCACCATCGACTGTACTTGCCCCAACAGTCAGTGCATTAGTAGTCTTATCAAAAGTTAGACCACTATCACCACCAAATGATCCCCCATCGTTGAATTGAACTTGCGTGTCGCTACCGCCTGGAGTGCTACCAGCACCACCATCGCCCACGTCATCAAAATTCCCAGTGAATGGGTTGAATTTATACGCCATGGCTCAACTCTTGGTAACGGACAAAAGAGTTGTTCCGCTATAAGCGAGGGCTAACGAGGCAACAGTCGTGCCAGAAACACCGCTTGCTTTGTAAACAACTCCCGTCAGATTGGAGCCAGTATAGCTAAGACCAATATAATCATGCTCAGGAATAGTCAGGCCTTGCGCCACTGGCACTGGCCCACCATCTACACCTCCACGAATTAGGAAAGCTTCATATTGCTCCCCCTCAACAATTCTTTGGGCCATGATTTGTAAGCGCTTATCCTTCTATCTTACAGAGAAAATCACGCAATAGCACAAATCTTTAGGAACGAACGACTAGCTTCATAAACTCCACTAAAATTTCCCCTGCTTTGCTCTTGTTTTGCACGATGAAGAAAATCCTATCGTTTTCGTACAATTGCACTAAAGCTTGAATGGCACCAGACTGTGGCTGCGACGATGATGGCCCTGCATTGGCATAAATTTCACTTTCGGAAATCCTATCGGCATCAGCATCCAATGGGGAAGAGGGATTACGATTGATGCCAATGTAAAAACCACAAGTATCTTGGCTGCCAGCATAAAAGCTAAAAGTGGCAATGGCATGAAAGCG